ACAACAGGTCGCGCACTTTACTCAGCACAAGGCGCAACATACAATGCGTCAGGTAACGCAGTAGCAACTTCTGTTGTTGGTGGCGTACTTGGTACAGACCTTATTGTTGACCACAACATCACAACTTCAGGAATCATTGATGATTCAGCGTTCCTAGTTGCACCACGCTCTGTATATGCTTGGGAGTCACCAACAACACAACTTCGTGTTAACGTATTGACTTCAGGCGAAATCGAAATCAACCTTTACGGATACCTAGCACTCTATGTTGCTAAATCAGGTAAGGGCGTTCGTCGCTTCAACTACACAGCACCGTAAGCAATACCCTAAGTCACTGAAGGCGGGGCGCAGCCCTTGCCCCGCCTTCAGTCTTTAGAAAGGATTAAGAATGTCACTTTGCACAGTTGCAGAACTTCGTTCAGCACTTGGCGTTGGAACTTTATACACCGACGCTACGCTTCAACAGACATGCGATGCTGCTGACGTTGTAATCCTTCCTATGTTATGGAACAACTACACATTTAACGTAGGGCATAGCAACACAGCAACAACAGGAACACTTTACTTTGACACTCTAGTTGAAAAAGTCTTTTATGTAGGTCAGACAGTTGTTATATCAGGCAACGGCTCAAAGCACAATGGTTCTAAGACACTTACAGAAGTGGGCGAATACAGCATCACTTACAACATTACAGGTAACAACAATACACCTGCTCCCTATCATCCAGTTGAGCCACTAGGCCAGGTTGCAGCAGATACCTATGTTGATTGGACGCTAGACGCAGCCGTGCAAGAAGCGGCACTTATGATTTCAGTTGACATCTGGCAAGCACGTCAAGTTTCTAATTCAGGCGGCGTATCTCCAGACTTTGCACCATCGCCTTACCGCATGGGAAATACTTTACTTGCACGCGTACGAGGTTTGTTAGCCCACGCGATTAGCCCAAGTTCAATGGTTGGATAATGTCAACAGCATTAACAACCCTGAGAACAACTATTGCCAGCGCTTTAGTTGATAATTCCTTATGGCAAGTTTTTGCGTTTCCACCTGCAACTGTTTTGGCTAACTCTGTCATTGTCGCACCAGATGACCCTTACCTAACGCCTAACAACAACCAGCACAATACAATTGCACCAACTGCCAACTTTAAATTGGTAATCACTGTTCCTTTGTTTGATAACGAAGGAAACCTCAATGGAATTGAAACAGCCTTAGTTGGCGTGTTCAATAAACTCGCAGCGTCATCCTTGACGTATAATGTGGGAGCAATTAGTCAGCCAAGCGTTCTAAACGTGGACTCTGGTTCATTGCTTACTTGCGAGATGTCACTGTCCGTACTAACCACCTGGAGTTAATATGTCCGAATGGGAAAAAGAGAACGAGGCCTTCCTGAAGAAAATCGGGCAGGTAACACCAGCAGCACCAAAACCAGCATCTACAAAGAAAGAAGAGGAATAACCTAAATGGCTGTATTTCTAAATAACAAGGTCGGCGTTAAGGTTAATTCCGTTGACCTTTCTGACCATGTAACATCTGTAACACTTAACCGTCAATTTGATGAACTAGATGTAACCGCTATGGGAGATGGCAGTCGTAAGGCGGTCAAGGGGCTAGAATCATCTTCAGTAACTATCGACTTCCTAAACGACACAGCAGCAGCAAATGTTCTTGCAACATTGCAGTCAGCATGGGGAACAACTGTTACTCTAGTTCTACTTCAAGAAAAAGGAACAGCAGTATCAGCAACAAATCCTTTGTACACAATGAGCGTCCTAGTAAATGGAACTCAGGATATCAACGGAGCAGTTGGCGATATTGGTTCAATGTCAGTAACTTGGAACTGTAATTCAACAGTTGCAGTTGCAACAACAGGCACATTCTAAAAACAAACTAAGGGGCAAAAATGGCAAAGTTAAAAGTAACAAGGGCAGATGGAACAGTTGGGGAATACTCAATTACTCCATTAGTGCAATACGGTTTTGAGATTTACGCTAAGAAAGGTTTTCACAAAGCGTTTATTGAGGACCAAAAGCAAAGCGATATCTTTTGGCTTGCTTGGGAATGTATTCGCAGGTCTGGTGAAACCGTACCGATGTTTGGGGAAAAGTTCATTGAAACTTTGATTGACGTTGAAGTTCTCGATGACGATTCCCCGAACTAGGGCGCGATTCCGTCACCTACCTTATCGCTAAATTAAGCGTGAGGCTAGGAGTCGCGCCACAACATTTGTTAGAACTAGATGAAGTAATGTTAAAGAATCTAATTAAGGTTCTTCAAGACGAAGCAAAGGAGATGAGAGATGCCAACAGAAGTCGTGGGCGCTCTCGCTCTTCGTAAAGCCTTAAAACAATATGCGCCTGACTTAGCAACTGAACTACGTAAAGAAGTTGCTGCTGCTTTAAAACCAGTTGTATCACGCGCACGCGGTTTTGTACCTAGTGACTCAGACATTATGAGCGGATGGCAACGTCGTTCATTCTCTGAAGCAAAGTTTCCTATGTATGATTCAAACATTATACGCAAAGGCATTAGTTACAAAACCAGTCCTAGCCGAGCCAACAATCGTGGCTTTACTTCATTAGCAGCAATTGAAAACAAATCTGCTTTAGGTGCAATTATTGAAACCGCAGGACGCAAGAATCCAGGCGGTCAGCCTTGGGTTGGACCAGGTAAGAATGTTACACAAAAGCGCTATTCACACTCTGTTAATCCTAGAGCAGGCGAACAGTTTATTAAGAACCTTGGGCCAATCTACGGACAAAAGAAAACATCTGGTATTGGTGATAAGCGTGGTCGTTTAATTTATCGTGCTTGGGATGAAACAAACGGCAAAGTTATTGCTGCTTACTTTAAGGCAGTTGAAAACGTTACTGCTAAGTTTAATAAGCGTACTTCAATTGTAGATATAAAGAGAGCAGCATAATGGACGTTTCCAAGATAGCCATTCAGATTGCTTCAGAGTTCACAGGCTCTAAAGCATTTAAGCAGGCTGAAACCGCTACTGAAAAACTCCAGCGTTCAGTTAAGAACCTTGGTAGAACATTAGGCGTAACTTTATCGTTGGCGGCCATTGTTAATTTTGGCAAAGCATCAGTGCGTGCATTTATGGATGCAGAACGCGAAGGTGCGATTCTTGCCAATACAATGAAGAATTTAGGCTTGGCTTTTGACTCAGGTAGAGTTACAGCATATATAGATAACCTTGGCAAACTTTATGGCATAACTGGTGATGAGGGAGTTCCTGCAATGCAGGCTCTATTAAGTGCCACTGGTTCAGTTACTAAGTCACAAGAATTAATGAATACTGCAATGAACATTGCAGCAGCCAATAACATTAGTGTTTCTGAAGCGGCTAAAGGTTTAAGCCAGGCATACCTTGGCAATCGCAAGGCTCTTAATCAATACAACACAGGTCTTACAAAAGCAGAATTACAATTAAAATCTTTTGAAGATTTACAGAAGTTACTAGACACACGCCTTGCAGGTGCTGCAACAGATGCTGCTGCCACATACTCAGGTCAATTATTAATACTTAAAGAAAACGCAGACCAAGCCAAGGAAGCAATTGGAAAAGGCTTAATAGATAGTTTTATCTTATTAGCAGGCGATAACAGTTTAGAAGTAGCAACCGCCAATATGAAAAAGTTTGGTGACCAGATTGCTTACGCTTTGCTTGGCGCAGCAGACTTGCTTAAAAAAATACAGGGTATTGGCAAAGAAAGCGAACAAGGTTTTGTTGGCCCAGATGGGATAAGAAGAACTCGCCGACCATCCGCTTTAGAAGAATTATCAGGATATGGAAGAACCGTAGCGAATCGAAGCGCAATCATGGGCGCACCTGGTGCTATCTCTGGCAAGTTCCCTGGTGGCGCTGCTTTCTTTGCTGCACAGGCTAAAGCAGAAGAAGCCTCTATTAAGCGCGCTAGAGAGTTACAGGCTATTGAAAGAAAGCGTTTAGATAACATTAAAAGAATTGCTGCTGAGCAAGCAAAAAAAGTTGCGTTGGATAAACTTTCAGCCTTCCTTAATAAAGCAAATCAACTTTTTGACATAGACCGTATTCAATTAGCGGCTGCTGCTTTAAGCAAGCAGACCGATGAAGATAAGGTTCGCATTAGATTAAAGCAAGAAATCCTTGACCTTGAACAAGCAATTAGTGACGGCAATGTTGAAGGTGCTGCTAAATTAGCAATTGCCATATCTAAAGACGCTGAACTTCTTGGGCAACTTCGCGGTGACATGATTAAGTTGGGTGATGTTCCAAATCCATTTATGGAATGGCTCATGACACTTCAAGCAATTGCAGCACAGTTAGCGGCCTTAGCAAATTTTGTACCACCTGTA